GCCGCTGAGCGCGTTCTGGCGATCGCCCTGCCCTACGCCGAGCACTGCGCGCTGTCCTGCCAGCTCCAACGCACGCTGTTGCTGCCCCAGGGCCTGCACGTACGTGCTGATTGCCCGCTCCTGTTTGGCCAGGCGCCCGGTTTCGTTGGTAGCGAGCACTTCAAGCTGGCTGTCGGCATCCTTCTGCGCCTTGACCATCCCTGCCCGCGCGTCGGCGATCTTCTGGTCCAGCTGGATGCTTTGCGCGGCCGATGTGCTCTTCTTGCCCTTCGCTGCCTCCAGCGCGGAAATCTCGGACTTATAGGCGGCCTTGGTCTGGTCCAGCTGATCTCCGATCAGCGCCTGGCGCCGCAGCAGATAGTCTTCCTCTGACAGCAGGCCGGCCTTTTGAGCCGCTTCCAGTTCCTTTTGGTAGTTTTTGTAGGTGTCGGTGATCGCCAGCAGGGCGTTCTTGGCGTCGTTGAAACCGCTCAGGTCAACCTGTGTGCCGGCTGCCTTCGGGTCTTTATTCTTGTCCTGAATCCCTTTCAGGAGCGTGTCGTAGGCCCCACCAGAGAACTTACCGCCGTCGTAATTTACACCATCGAGCAGCGGGGACTTCTGACCTGTTTTCTCAGCGTTCTCGTACAACGCTCTGAACTGCTGATTCAGCTTGTCCTGAGCCGCCTTACGCTTGTTCAGCGGATTTATGTTGTCGAGCTGAGCATCCAGAGCTTTCTGAGCCTCAATGGCTTTCTGGTTCGCGTCAGTGTTTTCGCCGGTAGCAATTGCCAGATTGGAGCTGGCCGCCTGCCTGGCTTTCAGACCTGCAAGTTTCTTTTCCAGAGCCTCGGTCGAGTCGTCATGCTCCCCGGTGCCCAGGCCCAGTGCAGTGTTGAGCGAGCTGAGTCCATTGGAAATGGCTCCAGATACCCCCCCGCCCTTGCGCGTATCCAGCACTCGCTGGGTGATCTCGATCTGCTTGGCCAGGTCGGGGAAAATCTCCGACCGGACTTCGGCGTACGCGCCTTTGATAGCAGTCTTGATGTTGTCCCAGTCGCGCTCTACGTCGGATAGCGACTCGCGGTAGGTCTTCAGACGCGTAAGTGCTGCCTGATTCAGATCTTCGCTGAGCACATCCAGGGCGCGCTGACTGTCGCCTTGGTCGTCCAGCCCTTTAATCACCTGGTACTGCTCAAGGGTCAGCAGCCCGTACTGGCTGCTGATCTTGCCTGCCGCTTCGGTGGCCGTTTCGCCGGCAGTGGCAAAGGACTTGGCAAGTTCGCCGGCGCCCTGCCCGGTTACTTCACTCACGGCAGCTGCAGCTTCGGCCAGATTGCGCATCTGCGTGCCGCTGGTAGCTGCTCCGGATGCAAGCGAAACAACTGCCTCGCGCGCGCCGGACAGGTTGCCGGTGACGCGCCCAGCGCCGTCGGCCATGTCCTTCAGGCTGGCGATGGTCTGCCCGGCACCATTCGTACCACCATTGATCGCGGCATTGAACTCTCGCGCCTGCTTCATTGCATCGAAGTATGCGTAGCCCAGCGAACCGATTACGGCGACCAGCAGGCCGGCTGGGATCAGCATACCTGCCAGGCTTTTCGCCGACTCACCGGCGCCAGCGCCCAGCTGAGCGAGAGCACGCGCCCCGCTTCCCAGATCACCCGCCTGGATGGCGTTGGCGAGCTGCATTACGTTTTCCTGAGCCTGGCGGGTGCCGAGCTTCAGCTTGTCGAATGCACCCGCGGCTTCGGTCAGACCTGCGCGGTCCTTGCCGATCTTGGCCAAGGCTTCGTTGTAACGATCGGCGTCGATCTGACCCGTTTTGTGTAGGTCGTTGAGCGCTTTCTCCTGAGCTTCCAGCTTCGCCAGCTTGGCGGTCACTGGATCAATACCGTTGACGGTGCGCTTCAGTGCCTCAATCTGGCGATTCTCTGCCTCGATCAGCTTTTGCTTCTGGACCAGCTCTTTGGCTTCCGCCTTTTCAATCTTGTCGTAGGCCTTTCCCAGTTGATCCTGGTACTTCGCCTGCTCCTCGATAGTGACCAAGCCCCCCTTGCGGGCACGCTCCAGCAAACCCTCAGCCTGAACCAGCGACTCCATGCTCGAGATATTGCCCGTCATCGCCTTGTCGAGTTGACTGATGACGGAGATTTCCGCTACTGCGCTGTCAGTTGCTTTGCGACTTGCCCCGGCTTGACGGTCCCTGGCCGCCGTCGATTTATCGATACTGTGCGCAACGTCCGCTTCTGCCTGGGAAACCTTTTTTCCGGTGTTGGCCAGGCCTTCGCCTGTTTTGCCTAGGTCATCAATGGCCTTCTGGGCGCCTTCAGCCGAATCGACCAGCTTATCCAGGTCATCAGCAGCCTTTGCGGCCTGCGACGACTCGACCGCAATACCCAGGGAAGCGAAATTGGTGCTCATTTGTTTTCTCTCTGTTCCGCCATCACCTGCAGGGCTTCAACCTCCATGCGGCGGAAGTCGCTGAAAATGGTTTGTCGCTGGCTGATCGGTACGCCACACATCCGAATAACCCCGGAGAGAACGCTGTAATCCATGCCTGTTGCGCCGCACGCGCCTGTGCGCCACTGGGTGCTCATGGCCTCGAAGACTCTGAAGGCGTCCCAGTTGTCCGGCCAGATGCCGATCTCTGTGGAGTAGTCGGCCGCAGTGAAGCCGAAGGCATCCGTACCCTCTAGCGTTGGCTCATAGAGCGCGCGTGCAGCGCTTAGAAGTTTCCCAGGCGGGCCTCATTGAAAGCTTCGGCATAGGCATTCAGCACGGATTTAGGGGCCGAGTTGATCGAATTGACGAGGATGCGTACGTTTTCGGGTGTGAACTTTTCCTCGATATCCCAACCGACGACGACATCAAGCAGCTGGTCGGCCTGCAGATCGATCTGAGCAGCCGTAAATGCCTTCAGGTCCATGTCCCCTACCCGCTTGCCCAGCTCGTCGTGCCGCTCGTTCCAGCCGGTATACAACTCGGCGAGCGCGGTGCGATCCAGGTACTTGAATTCGAACTCAACTTTCTCAGCGCTGTAACCGGCCCGTTGAATCATCACCGGCGCTTTGAAGGTCGGCTTCTGGATCAATTTGAACTTAGCCATGAACCCTTCCTTTACGACGCGTAACGAATGAATTTGGCGACGACCGCAAACACTGCGGTGACGGTCATGATGTTGTTCTTGTTGAGGGACGGGACGTTGTCGAAAGAGGCGTATGCGTTGTAAACGATGCAGCCGCCAGCAGCGAGGTTGACCTTCACCGCGCGAGGCTTCTTGTCGTCGTCGGCCTCAATCAACACGTCGTTGTGCGGCAACTCCGGATCGTCCGCCAAGGTCAGCGTGAACGAGATCGCAGATTTGGTTGTCGGGATCTGGTGCTCGTCATCCTCTTCCAGAAAGGAGTAGGTTGCGTTCTGTTGATCGCCGCCGGACTTCGCGGATTCAGTCACCTGGCTGACGGGCACCCAGTCCGTAATCTTGCGCACAGACCCAACGCCGCCGCCCGCTACATAGCGCGCTACGTTAAGAGTGTTTGCCTTTTCAAGGACAAACGCGTCGGCGGTAGCAGTTTTCACGCGCAGCACGCGATTGTTCAGTCGGGCCCAGCCAGAAGTCACCTCGACAAAATCGCCAGCTTTCAGGCCGTGAGCCGCCGCTGATACCGAGGCTTCAAGAGCATTGGAGATCGAAGTGACGACGATCGGATTGCCGTAGCCGGATGCTACGACAACGGTAGAGCCATTCGGCAGAAAGACGGCCATGGGTATTTCCTCTTTTCAGAAATGACAAAACCCGCACAGTGGCGGGTTATTGGGTTTGCCCTATGGGCGGTGGAAGTGCTAATCAGGTAACTCTGGGATGGAGCAAAAGGGAAAACCAAGGTGACAGAGGTCGCGCTACTCAACCTGCTTCAAGACATGGAGATCAGTCTGCATCAGACGAGTGTTCGGAATGCCCGTGAACAACTCGATCGTCTATTGCACAAAGACTTTCATGAAATTGGTCGCTCAGGGGCCTTCTATTCGAAAGCTGATACCGTTGAAAGTCTGCCGAATCTGAGGTCTCGCGTTGAGATCCTAGCGCGAAATTTCAAACTGACCGTGATCTCCAAGGATGCTTGCCTGTTGGTATACGAAGCCTCCCAATCCAACCGCGACGGAGCGCCAAGGCAATACGCGCGGAGATCTTCGATCTGGAAGCTTGAGGCTGGCAATTGGCAAATGCTCTTCCATCAAGGAACGCCTACTCACCCGCTTGATCCTGGCTAAACCATGTCGGCTCTGTATTCGAACGATACCGGCACGGTATATGTGGGTGGATCAGGAATGCCCGGGCCAGGATCCACTGGCGACATCGTAACGACGGTGAGACCTGCCTTTGTGTCTCGCGCATAAAGCGGGAACAGCGTGGTCAACTCAGCCACAAGTGGGTTCGTCTTGGCTTTGCCGGTTCCGGCCGGGGCAACAATGCTGACTTGGTAGACGCCGATGAATGCGCGGTGATCGCCGGCGAGCGTGCTGCTCGCAGTATCGCCCGGGAGCAAGAACGCCCGCAGATAGGTCTCTCCGTCGGCCGGGTCGTATTGGACGTTTTCGAACACAACTTTGATCGGCTCCACCCGGGTCTTGCTCCAGGCAATCAGCTTGGCCTCGTAAATGGACGCGATAATGGCGTGGCTCATACCTGGTTGTTCCTTGTGGCCTCGTCGACGATCTGCTGGAAGCGGGCAAGGGTAATCCGGACCATCCCGCCAGGGGCCTGGGTCGAATGCCCGTACTCCAGCGGGATGCCGTACGGAAGATTGTTCACGATGTAGGCTGTCTCGCCAGCCGTAAGTGCCTGGACCTGTAGTCGCAGCTTGGCCAGCGTCACACCACCAACCGGATCGACCTGATCAAGCGTGCCCTCCACCGGCGTTCCGATGGAAAACTGCCAGTTCCCCCGAAACCGGCCGCCAACGTAGTCCTTGCCTGCCACCAAACCGTTCACGTTGAAGTTCTGGTCGCGCTCGGTCTTGGTCAGGGGTTTGGCGTACATCACGCCGCGCCGCAGCTTACCGGCCTTCGTGAAGCTCGATTCGTTGAGGTTGACCAGCGTGTTGCGCACGGCGACCTTGAAGTCATAGTCATCGGCTGCCCGGGTGTTCGCCTGGCGGTGTGCAACGTTCGCCGCCCAGATCTCTGGGTTGCCCACCGGCGACATACGGATGACGCTGCTTCCGATCTCGATAACGATCTCTCGGATGGTTGCGTCGATACCAGCCTGGGCGCGCTCGGCGAAATCGCGAATGTTCTCGGCGAAGCTGCCATTCATGCTCGCATACTTGTTCGCCACGTCACTTCCTCAGTTGCGCCGTCCACGTAGCATCGACAGGGTCCGCAGACACGTTCATCACCCGCAGTCCGTTGACGATATCGCCAATGGCTGGTGCAGCCGGTACCGCCGTCGGCACACCGTCATTCGACACGAACATCTCGTTTTGCAGCACCAGCAGCTTCTTGTCGGTGGTCTGGATGAGGGAGCCGTCGATTTCCTTGGACAGGTAGCTGCCCAGAACTCCGCGCCCCGAGTACGTCACGGTGGTCTCCGGCGTTTCGCCACCCAGGTCGGGGTCATACTCGCCCGCAACCTTGCGCACGCCCGTCACCGGCTTGACCGCATCGGCCAGGCCATCTGGATCGTCGAACGCTTCGGCCAGTTCGGCCTGGATCTCTTCACGCATGCTCACGGTCAGACCCTCTTCAGCATCATCACGCCGGAGCGCGTGATCCACGGGGCCAGCAGCGCCAGGGCGAAGTTCACGCCCGCCGACTGTTCGGTAGAGCCCGCCACGTAGGTTTTGCTCACCGATGTGCCGGACTGAGCCGAGACCGTCTTGCTCTGCACTTCCTTCTGCGTGGCCGTATATAGCTTGCCAGCCGCCGCTTCTTTGGCGACCTGGGCGCCGGCTGTTTTGATCTCAGTCGGGACCGGATCGGGAACAGCCCGCTTAATCTTGGCCGTGAGCCAGGCGTTGGCCATAGCCACAGCAAGGACCGGATCACCGGTG